GACGGCGTCGGTTGGGATGGACAGCGTGACCGTGTCGCCCGCGTCGTCGACCGCGACGGAGATGCCGTTCCCTCCGGCCAGCAGTGAGCCGACCTCGTCGCGGACTTCCTCGGCGTCGAGGGCCGACGTGTCGATGGTCAACTGGTTGCCTGCGTCGTCGTAGGTCAGCGAGAGCTTGTCCCCGGCCGACAACAGGCCGCCCACTTCGTCCCGCACCTCTTCGGCGTCAAGTGCGGTAGTACCGACGGTGAGCGTTCCGGCCCCGTCGTCATACGCGAGCGTAACTTTATCGCCCGCCGTCAGTAGCCCGTTTACGATGTCCTCTACGGCTCCCGCCTGTGGCGTCTGTGGATCGGCCAGCACTCCCGATAGGCCAGTCACGTCAATCGCGTCCGCGCCACCGTTTTCATGCCGTGTGGAGTGGTCGTTAAATTCGGCTTCCGTTGGCGCGTCAACGTCTATGGTGAGCGTATCGTTGGCGTCGTCATAGACAAGCGTCGTGTTGTCCCCGCCGACCAAAAGTGAATCAACGGCGTCAAACACCCCTTCAGTGTCCAGCGCCGACGTGTCTATGGTGAGCGAGTCGCCCGAGTCATCATAGGTCAGCGTGATTTTGTCGCCGCCGACCAGTAGCGTATCAACGAAATCCTCTACGGCTTCTTGCTTGGGGTCTTGCGGGTCCGCAAGCTCTCCAGCAAGACCGGCTACGCTTATCTCGTCAATACCGCCGGATTCGTGACGTGCGGAGTGGTCCTTTTGGTCCGTGACGTGTGCGTTCCACTCGGCGGCCGTCAGTTTTTCGTCTGCCGGGACTCTTGGTCGCGTCTCAAACGTGTTTTTTTCGTCGTCCCATGTCATACCGGGTAATCAGCCCCTACCGGCTAAAGGCTTAGGCAAACCCGCTATCAAACGTGACGCCAAACGCTGTTGAACCAGTGCCCCGAGTTCCAGACAGCCCGCGGGTGTCAACCTCCACGCTCATGACGTAGTGGTCGGTGGTCCGGGCTGGCTTCTGTTCTCGAAAGTCCTCTTGGCCCGTCGGCCGGACTGTGTTATATGGCGTCGTGTCCTTGTTGTCGTCGAGAAACTTCGAGAGAATCCGTGTCACGTCCGTCTGTAATTGTCTCGACTCGGTGGCATCAAGCGACCATGCCTGTATCTCTACGGTGTCCGTCTTGTCGTATTCCGTGGCGTCCCGAGAGAACTGTTCAAGTGACGTTCCCGTGGGACTCCACACGTACAAGACGGCCGGTTGGTCCGCACCAGGGCCGCGTTCGCTTTGGGCGTCGTCCCAATACCGGCGGACGTTCGGCGTCGTCGTGGGCGTCCACTCGGTATCTGTGGCGGCTTCCAACAGGTCGATGATTGCTTGGACGTGGTGCTCGGCGTTCGTGACGATCATACGTGGGACAGAACAGCCGAGAGGTTAGGCGTTCGGCTAGTCGACTTGTGAAAACAGCACGTCGGTCATGTCCGGCGGCGCTTTGTGCTTACCTCGCGCGTGTTGCTCCCTGTCGGCCGCTGGCACCGTTGCACCACACCGGACGCACTCGTAGGCGTCTTCTGACTCGGCGTCGTCTGACGGCCGTGTGTCGCCCTCAGAGAGTAGGAGGCGTATTTGTTGCAGTTCGGCCATGATTTGAGCCAGTATGACCTTCTCCGGTACGTCCTCCCACTCGGCTTCATAGTCTTCTTGGTCAGTGTCGTTCATAGGTTGTTATAATCCGTCATAGGTCAAGGCCGTGATTGTCGAGCCACGGCCCCATCCGTTCGGCAGCGGGACGTAAGTAGGGTTGCGCTTGAACGCCGTTTTCCGGTATGACTTGGGTGGCCACGTAAACGCCAAAGCCGGGGTCTTTCCCGATACGTTCCGCCCATCGCTTGAGGGGTTCAATCGGTGGCGTGTGGCCGGGTTCTGTCCCGAACTCCATAGGGGCGGCTTGGCGAGCGGTGTACCCAAACACCACGTCCTCGCCCCGGAACTCCGGGGCAAAGCCCGACTGTTGCAGCGTGCCCGTGTCAACAGGGACGTGTTCTTGTGAGACAGAGAAGCCGAGTTTCGCGGCATCTTTCACCCGCTTCCGATGGGCCTGGAGTACGTCGGCGGCCGATACGTCAATCCGTGCGTCAACTTCGGCGGAGAGCATGGGTCAGTGCGTTCTGATAGCGGCCAGGCTGTTGTCTTCCCACACATATCTGAGCGCCGTCTTGCCGTAGCGAGTGAGCGACAGGTAATCCTCTACGCCACCGGACTGATAGGACACACTGCCACCTTCGCCGGACTCGCTTTGTGCCTCTCCGCCTTCGGCAAGCTCGCACTTGTGCGCGGCGAGATTCAGGGTAAAGTACTCGGCGTCACCGTCGAGCGTCGGCAGTCGACTCATGCGGTCACTATACAGCGTGTCCCGTTCTGCGATTGCCGACCGAATCGCCTCGCTCTTGCGCCCACGGGAGAGTTGCGCCCACCCCGTCGAGGAGAGGTCTTCCATCTGGTCTATGATGTCGTCTTGCTCTTGGGTGGTCGCACTGTCCCAGTCGCTCTTTGAGAGTTCGTCTATGGATGGGTCCGGCATGGGCCAAGATATGCGTGCAAACGGTAAAGAGGTATGGCCGCGTTATGGTGACTCTTTGAGCAACGCTTTCAACAAGGGGCGCTTTACTTCATACGTCTCGTCGCCAATGCGCACGTCATAGTGACCGTCATTAGCGGCATATTCAATCCGGCGTTTTGAAACCGTCCCGTCCCGCCAATCCTTTTCGTTTGAGCCGTTATCCTCCGTTTTTGAGGTGGAATCGCCGCGCTTCTGTTTCACTTCCGAACTCTTCACCTCGCGGTGTGCGCCAGATATAGACTGCTCACCACGCTCTAATTTCTCCCATTGTTCTTGTGCCACTTCGTCGCCGTCCTCGGCTTTTTCTTTCACCTCTTTCCCGCGTTCATACGTCCGGCCAGACACGCCAATTTTCTCACCGACTTTATCGCGTGTTTTTCCTTTAGACGTGGTAGAATTACCACGACTAGTAGACTCGGTAGTGGGTAAGTTTGATTCTCCTGCCTTCGTTTTTCGCTCTTTGGCAGCCTCACGTTCAACCTGTTCCCACGCTTTCCCTTCGCGTATTTTTTCGGCCGGTGTCTTGTCCCGGTACTGGTTGGCGAGTAAGAGGCGACGTAGTTCATCATTCTCGCCGTCCGGTTCAACACGCACCACAGGCAACTGCTCAATTTCCAATTCTTTGGCCGCTCGCCAACGGCGGTGTCCTGAGAGGATCTGATTTTCTGGGGTGACAATTAGATTATGTTCGCTGTGAAATCCGTGTTCTGCGATTTTGCCTTTGAGTTCGCCAATGTCTTCGTTCGTGTAAATCCGCTTATTAAGCGGGTGGGGTTCTAACTCTTCAACGGGGATATACTCATACTGTTGCTCCAACGAACTCATTGATCATTCTCGCGCTGTTTTTCGGCTTCGTTTTTGAGTGTTAACAAGCCCGAGCGGGTACACTCTTCAGCGAGCCACTCAAGCATCTCTACCTTAGTACTCCTACCGTTAACCTCCGTCTCGTAGTCATATTGACCGATGGCGATGGAAACGGTTTTTCTAATCAGCGCGTGTTCGTCGTCAAAAATGTCAGACACGTCGCTTGCTGTGAGGTCTTTGTTTTCTGCATCGCTATTTGAATCACCGTCGGGGATTAGTGACCGGGACCATGTGGGTGGGTTGGCCGACATGATTAGCGGTCCTCCAGATTGCGCACGTCCGTCCCATTAATCCCGAACAGGTCAAGCGGCCGATCCCACGTGAACGTCTGGGGATTGTCCGACCCGTCAATCTGTGCCGTCCCGAGGTTGTACTTGGTTATCTCCACGTCGGAGAATAGGGACAGGCTACCGTCGTAGGCCTGTTCTCGCGCCCGCTGGCGTTGCAGGTGCCAGTCCGTGTCGATTGCCCGTGTCTCTGGTGAGCGACGAAACTGCATACACGACTATATGGCTGCCGCAGACAAAGGTTTATTGGTCATGCTTACAGGCGCACGGTCGGCACGGTGATGAACTCACCGGAGATGGAAATGTCGGAGGTGCCGCCGGACTCATTCGTCGCGTCAATAGCCAGCGACTCGCCGGGAAGGATGAGGTCGCTCACGCGCGTCTCGCCCGACGTGCCGGGTGCGCGGTTTGACGGGTTTGAGCCACTCCCCGCCGTCACGGTTGGATAGGTGTCGCCACCGGAGAGGACACCCGTCTCGCCGTCGCCCGCGGTTGTCACGGTAATCCCGCCGTCGTCGTCTTTGTCCGTCCGCTTGTTTGTCACCTCGGCCGCGTCGCCTTCGGTGTCCACGGTCGGGGTCCCGCGTTTTGTGATGTGTATTTGCCCGTCGCTTGAGACGGTCGGCTCTAGAATGAAGACGGCCGTATCGGTGTTCGTGTTCTCGACAAGGAGCGACTTCGTGTCTGTGTTGGCGACACCAGTGAACAGCGCACCTGCTCGGTAGGCGCGGCCTGTTCGAATTGCGTCAAGAATAAAGTCGGATACGTCGCCGTTAATGTAGCGG